CTCTTGGTAGTGATAATCAGGTGTATCTTTCACCATCGGATGTTCTTCATATCCCAGGACTTGGCTTTGATGGGCTGGTAGGCTATTCACCCATTGCCATGGCGAAAAATGCTGTGGGCCTTGCCATAGCTACTGAAGAATATGGAGCTAAGTTTTTTGCTAATGGGGCCTCACCTGGAGGCGTCTTAGAACATCCCGGTACCATCAAGGATCCTCAGAAGATTAAAGAATCATGGAACGCTGCTTATCAAGGAAGTGGTAATGCTCACCGGGTGGCTGTTCTTGAAGAAGGTATGAAGTATCAGCCTATAGGTATTTCACCAGAGCAGGCACAGTTCCTTGAAACTAGAAAGTTCCAGATCAATGAGATCGCTCGTATCTTCAGAGTCCCTCCTCATATGCTTGCTGACCTTGAGAAGTCATCCTTTAGTAACATCGAGCAGCAATCACTTGAATTCGTAAAATATACCCTCGACCCTTGGGTGGTCCGCTGGGAACAGTCCATGTGTAGGGCACTGCTCATGGAAAGCGAAAAACCTACTGTCTTTATCAAGTTTAACGTGGATGGCCTTTTACGTGGAGATTATGTAAGTCGAATGAGTGGATATGCCACTGCAAGGCAGAACGGTTGGATGAGCGCCAATGATATCAGAGAACTTGAAAATCTGGATAGAATTCCAGAGTCATTAGGTGGCGATCTCTACCTCATCAACGGCGCCATGACTAAATTACAGGACGCAGGCGCGTTCGCAAATATTAAAGAAACGGAGGAACCTTAATGAAGAAGTTTTGGAACTGGGCACGAGATGAAAACACTGGTGTCCGAACACTTTATCTAGACGGCGTTATTGCCGAAGATTCATGGTTTGATGATGACGTCACCCCTAAGGCATTTAAAGCAGAGCTTACTGCCGGTGATGGTGACATTGTTATTTGGCTCAATTCTCCAGGAGGTGATTGCATTGCTGCTAGTCAGATTTACACCATGCTGATGGATTACAAAGGCACTGTTACCGTAAAGATCGATGGTATTGCCGCTTCAGCCGCCTCTGTCATCGCTATGGCGGGAACAACGGTGCTTATGGCACCAACAGCCCTCATGATGGTCCATAACCCCCTTACCGTGGCCATTGGGGACAGCGAGGAGATGAAAAAGGCCATCGCCATGCTTTCTGAAGTTAAGGAGAGCATCATCAATGCTTATGAAATCAAGACAGGCCAGTCAAGGACAAAGCTCTCTCATCTTATGGATGCGGAGACCTGGCTCAATGCGAAAAAAGCCATCGAACTTGGATTTGCAGATGGGATCTTGGAGGATGAAAAGAAAAGAAGTCAGACTGAGGATTTCACCTATGCCTTTAGCCGCAGAGCTGTTACCAACTCCCTGCTGGATAAGGTAAAACCCAAACTAGAAAAAGAGAATGCTGGCACCCCAATTGAGTCGCTAGAAAAGCGGCTTTCTTTAATTCAACACTAAATTTTAGGAGGAAAACACTATGAATAAAATTCTTGAACTACGTGAAAAAAGAGCAAAATCCTGGGAAGCTGCTAAAGCATTCCTGGATACCAAAAGAGGTACAGATGGAATTGTATCCGCTGAAGACACTGCAACCTATGAAAAGATGGAAGCTGATGTTGTTGCCCTTGGTAAGGAAATTGACCGTCTTGAAAAGCAGGAAGCTCTGGATCGTGAGCTTTCAAAGCCACTTAACACTCCACTTACCGGAAAGCCTATCTTCCAAGGTATGGAATCCAAAGGCGGCAGAGCCTCCGCAGAATACCAGAAAGCATTCTGGAATGCCATGAGAACCCGTTCTGGTGAAGGGCTTGATCCAGTGATTAAGAACGCACTGCAGATTGGCACTGACACGGAAGGTGGTTACCTTGTACCAGATGAGTTCGAGCGTACCCTCATTGAAGCCCTAGATGAAGAGAATATCTTCAGAAAGTTGGCCAACGTCATCTCCACTTCTTCAGGAGATCGTAAGATTCCGGTAGTAGCTTCTAAGGGCACTGCTTCTTGGATTGATGAAGAAGGTGCCATTCCTGAAAGCGATGATAGCTTTGGACAGGTTTCCATTGGCGCTTACAAGCTAGGTACCATGATCAAGGTATCGGAAGAGCTTCTAAATGACAGCGTCTTTAATCTTGAGAACTATATCGCCAGGGAGTTTGCAAGACGTATTGGTAACAAGGAAGAAGATGCCTTCTTTACTGGAGATGGTTCTGGTAAGCCTACGGGTATCCTTGCCGCCACTGGTGGAGCACAAATCGGTGTAACCGCTGCAAGTGCTACAGCTATTACCGTTGATGAGATTTTGGACCTCTTCTACTCCCTTAAATCGCCTTACAGAAATAAGTCCGTGTTCGTTATGAACGATGCCACCATTAAGGCCATTAGAAAGCTAAAAGATGGTCAGGGTCAGTATATCTGGCAGCCATCACTTCAGGCTGGAACGCCAGATACCATTCTGAACAAACCTGTTTACACTTCATCTTACGTGCCTACCATCGCTGCATCTGCAAAGTCCATCATCTTCGGTGACTTTGGTTACTACTGGGTAGCGGATCGTCAAGGCAGAGTATTCAAGAGACTTAATGAGCTCTATGCAGCTACTGGCCAGGTAGGTTTTGTAGCTACTCAGCGTGTGGATGGAAAGCTAATTCTACCTGAAGCCATCAAAGTGCTTCAGCAGAAAGCGTAATGGAGGTGCACTATGAGTTATAACACAAAGAATTATACCGAGCAGGGCGGTGAAAAAACCGTTATTGGTGGAACTCTTGAAATCAAGGAAGGGGCGGTCGTTACTGGCCTCCCCATTCTCGATAATCAAGCTGCAAGTACTGCTGCCACAGTAGAAGATTTGGTGACGGATTTTAATGCCCTCCTCACCAAACTTAAGGCTGTAGGGCTTATGATTTCAGACTAATGAAAGGATGGTGGCGGTATGACACTGCTGGAAAAAGTAAAAGCAAATCTTATTCTTGACCACTCGGCTGATGATGAACTACTTGAGATGTACATCACCGCCGCCACGAGGTATGCAGAAAGTTATCAGCATCTTCCAGAGAACCACTACGTGGAAGCAGTTATGCCAGCCACCACACAGCAAGCCATCATCATGCTGTCATCCCACTTTTATGAATCCAGGGACGGCAGCACTGGTGGTTTCTTTTCAGATAATGTGCAGGCTGGGCAGCAAGTATGGAATACAGTCAATCTCCTGCTGCGACTTGATCGGGATTGGAAGGTGTAGTCATGAGCTTTGGGAAAATGAATACCTTTATTGACATCATTGAGAGCGTCACCATAAAAGATCCCGAAGGCTTTAAAACTGAAGTTGATAACATTATAGCTTCTGTAAGAGCTTACCGTGAAGGTCGGCATGGCAATGAAAAATGGGCTAATAGGGCATTCTTTTCTGAAGCCACAGATCTTTTTCGCTTTCGCCACATCCCTGGTATAACCATATCAACATCTATGGTGATCATCCACAGTAATAAGAGATTTGAAATCACATCTGTTGAGGATGTGAAAGGCCGAGGGATGTATATTGAAGTGCTGGCCAAGGAGGTGGTTCCAAGTGGCTAAAGCTACCATGCGTATGCCAGATGATTTCTTGATGAAGCTCTCAAAGCTTGGTGATAAGACCGATGAGATTGTCTCGAAAGTTTTAGAAGCTGGCGGCGAGGTTGTTCTGGATAAAGTAAAAGCCAACCTTAAAGGCGTCATCGGGAACGAAACCAAAGAAAAAAGCCGTTCTACCGGTGAGCTGGTATCTTCCCTGGGCCTCTCTCCTACTAAGCTAGATCGAAATGGAAACTTCAATGTCAAGGTTGGCTTTAATGAACCTCGTGGCGATGGAGATGCCAATGCTAAGATTGCAAATATCCTTGAATACGGGAAATCAGGTCAGCCACCTAAACCCTTCTTGAAGCCAGCAAAGTCCGCAGCTCGGAAGGCCTGCATTGAAACTATGAAATCAGAACTGGATAAGGAGATTGAAAAGCTATGAGCTTACTTGCGGATTTAAACCACATACTAGAACCCTTAAACATTCCTGTGGAGACCGGAGTATTTTCCGAAGTGCCTCCCGATGAATATCTGGTTATCACCCCCATGTCTGATAGGCTTGATCTCTTTGCAGATAATGAGGCCTATATGATTCTTTCAGAAGCTCGGCTTTCTCTTTTCACGAAGAAGAATTATATGAAGCGCAAGAAAGAACTAACTAAAGCCC